ATGATAATACTACCTTTAGAATTAAGTACACATGACTACGTATTATGTCTGATTATGTTTAATGGTGCATATCTTATAAAATCAGTGCAACCTCTTGTATTTAGAGGTTTTATCATTGAAGTATCGCGAAATGAGTAAGAATTACATTTTTCGAGAGTTAGAGTGCCAAATGACCAAGGAAGAGGTCGCTGAACTGTGTTTTAAATCTGTGAGAACTGTCACAGGTTGGGACGAGGGAAATCCAATCCCGCCCGAGTGCAAACGGCTTATGAGAATGGCAAAAGGTCGAGAACTAAGCATTAGCGAAGACTGGATACAGTTCAAAATGTTATACGACAGAATGGAACTGCCGACTGGACAAGTAGTGAGGCCACAACAAATATTGGCAGGGATTGCACTATTAGGGATTCAATCTGAGTTAGAGATTAAGACTTCAACACACTTACTTGGCCTTGCTAGAGCGATAGCTAATATCAAGAAATAGGATTAGAAAAGTATGGTTTTATCAATGCTTATTCAAAGTCTAAAGCACATCAGTAAACAAAATGGCTAATTGCTGATAAGGTTACTTTGACTGGCGCGAAGCTCCATCCTGTTTAACATGAATTAGTCAGTCCTCCTTTTTGGTCATATCAAGGAGAAATAAGCCGAGCCTTTATCGAGAGGGTTCGGCTTTTTTACTTACAAGTATCGTAAGCGCTTGTCGTGCCTTTACGGTGTTTTGAAAGCAATCACAACTGTCGCAATTGCAGCAACTACTGTAGCTGCTGCCAAGATAACATTTAACCAGTATATGCGTTCGCTCATTTTATCTGAGCTACTTGCACTCCTATCTAGTTTTTCTCCTAGCTCAAAGAGTGCATCTTCAATATCCTCTGTTGAGCGGACTATGATTCCAGCTTTTTGCTGTTCATGAACGACACTTCCGGGCATAGCAACTTCACCCATGTCTTTCAGTATGTCACTTTTTGATTTACCTTCCACAAAACTCATATCACCTTCCTAAACATAACTTGACCTATGATTGTAAGATTTATTTCACTACTCTCATGTACGGTGGTATACGACGTCCATTTACAATTTGCGTATCATTACCAAGAAACTCTTTCCTAGCATTATCCAATAGAGCTTCTAAAGATTTGAGGAAATGTTCAGAAAGCTGTTCTATGGTTTTTGATTTTAGTTCATCGTCATCTGGTACAGGCAATTCACTAAAATGTTGTGTTACTTCTGCAACACTAGAGGGTATTTCAACGTAATACTTTTCTATGCTGCCATCTGGAAGTTCGACCTCAAAACCGCTCCCACCTAGTTGATCGCCGATGAAAAATCCAACGGTGCCTGGAGGTTTCTCGTATTGTGAGATCATATTAGAAGAGAAATGATGAATATGAGCTGATGTTGATACAGGTAAACGTCCTTGTTTCTCCAGTTCGTTTCGTAGCTTTACAAAGTATTTCATCACCACGTCTTGCTTCATAGATTCTTGATGAGGTTCATACCATATATCGAACCTCTCTTTACCAACCGCTGTCCTCAAATTTTGAAGCACAAAAGTTACCGAACGACCAAATACGATAAGGTTTCTTAAACCAGTAAAGCGGCGAGCTTTATTTGACGAAACAAGGTCATCAAAGCCATGTTTTGCCGTTTCTAACGTTTGTTCTGTACGAACCAAAACTTCACTTATTGTTGCCATATTTCCTCGGACTTATAACATCTAGTGGACAGAAAGTTTCTATATTTTAATCTTCAAAGTATTTGAATAATCATTTGTCATTCTACTAGAAATTTACACCTACTAACAATGACTTACAGCATCAAATAACTTGGTTGAATCTAAGTTCTAGAATTATTCTGTGTCGTTCAAGGTAGGGAACTAGCGCGCAAGCTTGCAACTAGAGCAGGGTTATGTGATTGCTGATAGATAGGTCGAATTTACCCCCGTGATACAACACGGGGGTTGGCTTCCTCCCGCCGCGCTCGTCCTCCTCAGTCTTCGTCGTCCTCACTTGTTGTCCGTCAGCACTGGAAAGAGATCCTTTTCGACACTCAAATGATCTTAAAGAAAGCTAGTGAACACAAAAAAGCCTTACCGATTTGGTAAGGCCTTAAAGAGCGATTCTGGCAGGATGAGGGAGGGTGCTACTTAGATTGGCATTGGCAGTTAGAAACACTCGCCAGTTAAGACATACGGACTAATAACCTCTACGGTGTGGCTCGGTGCCTCGTTCGCGCTTCGCACTCTCTTATCCCTGCGGGGCTAGTTAAAACAAACTGACATCAGCTCGACTCACTTCTGGCAAAGCCGCCGCCGCAGTTGCGTAAGGCTTGCATGTTATCAACTTCGACAGCTGGCCTCTGTTTAGTTTCAACAAGCAATCATCAATGTGGTCGACAGTAACGTTATAAGCCTTTAAGAAGTTTTCGTTTACATAATAAAGACCGTCTAGAGCTTCCACCTCGATGCTAATATGTTGCTCGATAGCTCCTCTCTTGATGGCGAAATTAATCCCCGTTACATACGCTTTCTTAATTCCTTCAAAAGGAAGAACCTCAGCTATAGGAACATGAGAAAGGCTATCTTTGTCAGTGCCTTTACTGCTATCCCCACTAGAACGTACATCCCCAGAAGCTTCACTATTTTCACTAGGTAGTGTTTCACTTTGCTTAGGAACGGCAGTTGAAGACGTTGCTTGTCCCGCTTCCTCCACCGTCTCAGTAGTTTCAAAATAACGATTGGATAAGTCATAAATTATGTACCCCAAACAGAAGATGGATAAAAGGAAAACCAAAATAGCTTTAGGGTTACGAAAAAGCGTATTCATGGCTAATTGTTGTTTAGCGCTGCCTGTCCCCGTAGATTTGTAGAGTAGGAAAGAGTCTAAAGGGATTTTTTGGTTGGTTAAGTTAACGTCTTTCTTTTTGGGAATGACAGGTGTCGATACCGATTTATCATGTTTCAAGATATAGGGATTTCGTTTCGTCCAGAAAAATTGATCGCGTCCCTTGTGAAAGAAGTTCTGATTCGCACAGGCCTTAATACCAGAATCGATTTGCTTCCAATCTGGTGAAAGCAACTCGATATCCCAGTCATATTTTCGGTGTCTCATGAACCCCTCATTGAAGCTATGAGGATAGATAATTCTGCCTTCTGAATCGTACTCAGCAATCCCTCTGTCATCTATTTCAGAATCTTGTAATTCGTCCATGTTCGCAGGGGTGTAACGAGAATTGAAAAAGCGTTCGTAATCTTTAGGTAGTAAACCGTCACGAGGTGATTGAGTGATGAAGTCAGATAGCGGTTTGTATTTCACTTTGCGAATATCAAAGCCGACATTTTTAGAGAAGATATCCTGACATTCATCAATAACGATAAGCGCACCAATAGGGCACCAACAGAAGAAATGCGTCCAAAGGTGAACGCCAGATTCATCCCTAGAGCTAATACGAAAGAGTTTAGCGGTGCTAGGGAATTGGATATTGAATCGCTCTTCAATGACGGCTAACGGTTGCATCCCCTCAATGTTAGTGACAACCGTTCGACCTGCCTTTAAAGCTTGGTAGATAGAGAAGTAAGCCGTGTATGCTGACTTGTATGAGCCGTTAGCGCCTGTTCTTATGGTGATAGCCATTATCTAGATAACCTCATCACTAAAGCGGTAGTGAAGAAGTTAGCCCAGACTGCAAGGCCTTGAGGGACGCCAAACTTAAACGCATAGAATCTCAACTCGTCAGGTAAAGCATTAAAAGCTTTGGACAGAATGTCGTTAAAGCCGATCTCTTTTAAGAGGATTTGAGCCGAGTTGTATGAGAGCTTAATGAACTCTAATTCTGCTTTCAATTTCATCTTAATCATGAAAATCTGAATGTATGAAAAGAGGTCTAAGGTCATTTGGGGGATAGCTTTAAAGAAGTCCGTAATAAACGCCATCTGTAAGCTAATCCAATCAATAAAAGAGTAGATGTAATCCATAACTAATCCTTACCTAACATTCTGATACCAGACAAAACAAACAAGAACATCACAACGGCTGAAATGATCGTGGCGTTCTCCAATAGAGCAGAGAGCACACCTGATTTGAAAGAGCGTTCAGCATGGTTAACATTGAGATTTAATGAGTGCTCTTTATAGGTGCCGTTATTGAAAGAGCTGGTATCGATAGAGAATAACGCTTTGAACTTTTCAAATTCATCGGTCATTTCTTGTTTGATTTCTAGGACTTCATTTTGCACTTCAGCAATTTGATTTTGAGTGACAATGAAGCCCTCACCATCAAAGCCATAATTAGGTTCAACAAAGTTATTGTTGTTAGTGACACCATTGATGAGGTCAGTTAACTTACTTTCGACACCGGACATATCAGAGCCCTCTATACCGTCTATTTGAGAAGATAGGGCGCCTAGTTGTGTATTCAAAGAATCCAGTTTTCCATCAACAACCGTCACCTGGTCTGAAAGGCCAGACACGTTAGTTGTCATCTCTTTTTGGGATGACTCCATACGTTTAAGTATCTTCTGGTTGGCACTGGCCTTAGCCGCATTTCTTAATCGGTTCGAGTCCGTTTCCGAAAGCGAAAGCTCATCAAGGTCAACGTCGACTTCGAAGTTATCGAGTTTGTATTGAACGTCTAATAGCAGCTGCTTGGCTTGAACGTGTCGATAGTCCAAAGCATAGGTTTGGTTCAATATGTTTTGTTCAACCTCAGATAACGCTTTGTCCAATTCTACAAACTTGTATGAAAGGTTAGCGCCCATGTTGCTGATGCGATTGGGTATCTCATTGATGTTGCCCGTTCTTTCTATGAAGTTACGGTGAAGGTGGGAGATGTCTTGTCGAATGCTTTGATGACCGTTAATGATCGTTTCATTGAGGCCTCCATTATAAGTATTGAGAGCTTCATTGAACTGGTTACGAGTGATGCCCGTTCTTACCAATTTATCGATTACACCAACCAAGTCATTTTGGTTTTTGGACAATTCTCTGACTGAATCCGACCACGCCTTAGTGTTCATGCAATCCAAGCCACCAACACAGTTGTAGTTCTTGATCTCTTTTAATTCGACTAACTTGTCATAGTCGGATTGAATTCGGTCGGGGATACCATCTGCGTCAGTATCAGCCACCACATTGTCGTTACTCTCTGGATTCGCATCGGAGTGGTTAGGGATTCCATCACCATCCCAATCTTCATCACTGTCGAGAATGCCATTCATATTAATGTCACCCTCCCAAGGAAAAGGCTTGGCTGAGTCACCGGAAAAGCTATCACCACCAGAGCATTTTTCACCCGTAAAGGTAAAAGAATTACTCCACATACGTTTGGTCGGGTCAACGCTTATCGATACAGAGCTTCCGCTAAGAACACAAGCTGAACCATATTGGCCAATACACGCTGACGTTGGGCTTTCGCCCCATATGTAAGCATCATAGGTATAGGTACGTGATTGAGATTTCAATATGGTGCAAACCGAAGTACAAACGCCACCGTCATCAACTTCCCCCAAAGGGCAGCTAATGGCGTGAGCGTAACTACTTAAAGACGCGAACAGTACCAAGAGCGCGTATCGTATTATTCTCATATTCAAAGCCTAGATATAAAAAAGCCCCCAAACTAGGAGGCATTGATACCCGTATATACGCCATATACGAATGACATAGCCATAACCACCCCAAACAGGACGGTTACGACTTGAGAGACAATGTCTCCCATTAGTTCCCCATAGAGTTCATGATAGCGCGAAGACCGAAGCCGATCGCAGCAAGACCGATAAGACCAACCACAACTAAACCGTAGTTAGATTGACCAGTCGTTACAGCTTCGTTGATAGCGGTTGTGATTGCAGTATTATCAGCAAATGAAGAAGCAGATACAAATGCAGTAGAACCTAGAACCAATAGACGTTTTTTCATGATATTTCCTTTTTTAAGAGTGTGTTACTAAAAGTTGACCCTTAGCCTTTGCCAAGAGTTTTTAAGATTCGTCCTAGCACATGGCCAGAAACGAAAGATAATAAAATCCAACCTGAAACAGCGGTGTAGAGTTCACTGTCGATATTCAAAGATTGAGACGCAGAGACTAAATTGTTGTATTCAGAATCAGTGAGCATTACGAGCTGACAATCAAAGTCGGTTGACGTTCTTAAGTAACCTTGTTGAGTGGTCGTAATGCAGTTCATTGATTAAGCCTTGTTAGCTTTCATGAAGTTATCGAAGTGCTTTTTGATTTCTTCATCGACAGGAACAAGCTTGTTCACCAAGATATCGAGTGGATCATTTGGGTTAGCACCAAAGCTCAGTTCGTAGTCACGGTTGGCAACAAAAGCGCGCGATTGGATAAGCTGACGAGCGTAGGCCACATCAATTTTCAACGCTTGTTTGTTGTAAGGGATGTCAGTCGAGTAACCGATACCCGTTTGCTGAAACTTCTCGTTATCGACTTCTTCAACGGCACGAAGGACAGACAATTCCGCAAATTCCATGTTGGATTTAGGGAAACGCTTGATAGCAATACCAGTTATTGTAGGCATATTCTTGACTCCAAAATTTCGATTTTCTGTTTAGTGTATTCGTCAGGAATGCCTAACGAGGTTTCAAAGTTTGCACGTCTATGATGCGTAGGAATGAGCATCCCAAAGGCTTCACCCAAATCACCGTCCGTCATTGCTATAACTTCAGAGAGGGCTTTACCACACTGACGACGAACCCAAGCAATACGAGCAAAGAACTCAAGTCCTGCTTTCTTTTTGTTAAGCTCAATCTTCATTGGTTCAGCAGGGTCGATACTGGCCGAGAAGTCACACAGACCAGCAAAGGCCGAAGCAGGCGAGGCGAGTAGTGCCAAATCGCACTTCTTCAATTCCACTTCATTGCGGTACCAAATTACTTCAGGGTCAGCGATGTTTTGCTCAAACTTCTTGTTGTACACACGCCAATAGATTGCAGAGGTACGAGAGCCAACAAGAACGGCTTCCTCTGATAATTCACCGGATTGTGAAACGCGCTTATGAGGAACCATTGTCGGACCACGACCACGAGAAGCAGTGCGAAATGCTCCCTCATAAAAACATTTCTCAGCATACTTACAGTCAAAGATTCCGGTGTAGTCATCCACGCAGAGATCCAAACGGGCTAGGCGAGTGATACCTAAAAGTGACAACCACCAATGCACCTTTTTGTGTGTGGTGAAGTCGAACAACTTAGCGCAACCCGTACCATTGATTTGCACGTAGACAGTGTCATTGTTGCCACCAACACCGACCAAGCCACATTCAACCGTTCCCGTAGAATCGTAAATCACCATCGAATCTTCATAGCCATGTAAGCCACGGCCACGCATCGGAGATATACGAAAGTTAAAGACTTTAGACATGAACTCATCAAACCTATCAGCCAAAACCTTACGACACTTGTTACGGTGTAACTCGATTGATTTCTCTATAGCTTCTGGTGAGTTAAGGCGACCGTTGACGCTTTTCTTTTTAAATTCAGGAAATTGCATGTTGATAAAATCTTGTTCGTTAGAACTGTCCAAGTGTCTAAGCGAACCGTACGAAAATGAAAACGCTAAGTGATCCACTTGAACCGGACGAATCTCATCATGAAACTTATGTGGTTTTTTAGATGGCATGGAACACGCCCTTAACTAACAGCTCTTGATAGTTGTCGTCAGTTATCGCAACAATCTGAAATGAAACCATGCCGTAATGCACGTCTAAGAACTGGAAGAACTCACGCTGAGTCTTAAAGAAGTTATGACCCCAAGGGAAATAGGCGTTGATGCCATGGTTGGGTTCGTTGTCGAAGTAGATAGAGTCCATGATTAACGTTCCAAACCGTAGAACGCGCAGAACTGCTCAAGCTCTTGGTCGTTATCAAACGTAAAAGTGAAAGTGTCTTCAGAGTTATAAAGCGGATTCTTATAACTGACAGTGTGAAAAAGTTCTTCACCAATTGTGCGCTTGCCAAACTCAAGTTCGCTAACAAGGAACTCAAAGCAGATTTCTAGTGGCGAGTTATGAAGAGACACGGACGCGTGTGTAAAATCTGGGTAGTTAGAGAAGCTAACGTGTTCAGATTTCAAAACAGAGCCGTATTGAATAGATTCAATTTGGAACATAGAAGCCACCAGAAGTAGTAAGTACGATGATTTCCGTACAGTAAATACGATAAATCTCGTAGTGGCAATACGATAAAATCCGTGTTTATGAGCTAGAATCGAGCTAGAGGAAACAAACGAGGTTTTCAAAATGTACACAAAGAAACTCATAGATGCTTATAAAGAGCACATGAACTATGTCCAATATAAGCAAGTCGCATCTGATTTAGGCATTAGCACTCAAATGCTAACTGATATTCGGAAAGACCGAGCATTTTTAAAAGAGAATCAAGTACTTATGCTTGCTGACATTGTTGGTGAGGATAAAGAAAAGGCATTAGTTGGTCTTGCGTTAGATAAAGCAAAAACGTACGAAGCACAGACACTGTGGAACAGCATTGCAAAAAAGTATAACGGGCTTGGTTTAAGAAGCATTTCAATGGCTTGCGGTGGATTAGCACTGATGGTTGCTACCCCAAATGAAGCCCTAGCCAACTGCGTATTATGTACGTTATGTTAAATTGGTTTTGGAGATTGTAAGGCTGGTATCTTTATGTGATGCCCTGCCTTTATATTGTGTCGATAGTCTCTAATTTATACTGTGTATTTAACCATATTGGCTATTTACCATAAAATACCTAATAACCAGTGATAATAATCTTCGATTTTAACCCTGGTATTAGTTAGAGATTAACCGCCAGCAAATTTAACTTTGTAGCCTTTCTTTTCAAGGTGCGCTTTGATCTTGTCACGAGCATCTCCTTGAATTTCGATGTTACCATCTTTTACTGAGCCGCCGCAGCCGCACACTTTTTTGAGTTCTGCTGCCATTAGTTTTAACGGTGCGTCATCTAGGTCTAAGCCAGTTACGACAGAAACGCCTTTGCCTTTACGGCCTTTGGTTTCTTTTTGGATTCGAACGATACCATCGCCTTTAGGACGTTGGATTTTCTCTTCTTCAGGTTTAATACGACCTGTTTCTGTTGAATATACTAGGCTCATAAATTACTTCTTTTGTTGCTCTGCTTTTTGTTTTGCGAGTAAGTAAGCTTCTATATGACGCTGGATTGCAATCTTGCCGCCTTTGATTAAGCGACCGTTAAACATGCAATACCACGCATTAGGCTCACCGGTGTCATTCTTGATTTGGTAGCCGTTGAAGTTTTCAGTCGAGCCACCAGTTCCTCTCGACTTATTTAATGACGTGAATTCTTTTGGATCAATAATAGACGCGGTTTCAATCCACCAATCAATACTCTTTTTTACGGCAGCTAGGTTGCCCTGAATAACGTTGTTTTTTAATTTAGCACGCCAAACTGTGTTATTAGCATCTATCGATTGAAGATGGACGCTTCGGTAAATTGAATTAGCCAT